CTAAAATAGCTTTGAGGTGGGCAGAGGAGAATGGTTGGGGAGATTGTGGCACACCAGTTGGTAAAGCTAGAGCTAATCAATTGGCTAATGGTGAATCCATTTCAAGAGAAACAATAGCTAGAATGGCTGCATTTGAGAGACATAGACAAAATTCACAAAAAGAATTAGGTGATGGATGTGGTAGATTAATGTGGTTAGCTTGGGGTGGTGATGAAGGTATTGCTTGGGCCCAAAATAAATTAAAACAAATTGATGCTGAAATGAATCTTGAGGTTTATGTAATTGAACCAAAACCAAACGAAACTGAAGAAGAATTCATTTCAAGATGCATTGCTAATGAAATAAATGATGGTTATCCACAAGACCAAGCTGTGGCAATTTGCTATAGCAAGTGGGAAAATAAAAATTATAAACAAAATAAAAAAGAAAACAAAATGAAATTAAAATTCGAAATTAAAGCAACTCTTGCTGATGGAACACCAATTTATGTATCTGCTTTAGAAGTTGGAGGCGAAGTGCGTGTTGTTGATGAAAACGGAGATTCTGTACCTGTATTTGATGCAGAGCACGTATTATCTGATGGTACTGTTGTAGTTACTGTTGATGGTAAAATAACTGAAATTAAACCAAAAGCTGAAGCAATGGAAGAAGTTATTGAATCTGAAGATGTAATTGAAGAAGAAATGGCTGTTGACCCAATTCTTGATGAAGCTGCTATTTTAGCAATTATTCAACCTAAATTGGATGAGCTTTATGCTGTAATTGCTGAATTAAAAAATGCAATTGAAAGTGAACCAGAAATTGAAGTTGAATTAAAAAAAGAAAACATTTCTTTAGCTGATGCTTTCGCTCAATTCAAAAAAATAAATAAATAAATTTGAACAAAATTTTAAATAAAATAATTTAGTTCATAATATAAAATAAAACAAATATTAAATAAATGAAAAAACTTGATTTCTCTTTGACTATTGCATCTAATGCATTGCAATGTCCAAATCCAGAAGAATTCTACAGCAAAGTGTATTTGGCTGGTGAAGATTTACAATTCTTCAAAATTCTTCCAGGTGTAAAAAACTCAACAAAAGTTTCTACTACTACTTTCCCAAGTGTATTACAAGCTTTAGATTGTGCTTTTGCTGCATCTGCTTCTAACTTATCAGCTACAACTGTAACTGTATGTCCACTTAAAGCTAACGTATCTGTTTGTAAATCAGACTTAGAATCTTCTTTCTTGGTTAATCAAATGAGAGCTGGTGAAACCAATTATGATGTTCAATCATATATGAATTTCTACTGGGGTGAATTGCAAAAAGAAATCGGTCAAGAATTGGCTGTAATCAGATGGCAAGGTAACACTGCTGGTACAGGTTCATCTTACACTGGTGCTTTTGCTTACAAAACTCTTTGCGATGGTCTAGAGAAATTATTGTTAGCTGATGCTGCTGTTGTAGACGTAACCCTTACTGCTGTTACTACTTCTAACGTTATCTCATTGCTTTCTGCTGTTATCAACGCTGCTCCAGCTGCTGTTAAAGCTAAAGAAGCTGGTGCTGTATTCTATGTATCTTCAACTGTTGCTACTGCTTACAGAATCGCTGCTGCTTTAGGTAACACTCAAGCTTTCATCACTGGTGAAATGCCTTTATCTTTCGCTGGTTACAGAATGGTTGAAGCCCCAGGTATGACTGATGGTAACATCGTGTTCACTCGTCCAGAGAACTTGGTTTACGCTTTCGATGGTTCTGAAGCTGGTAGTGTAACTGCAATCGACCAATTACAAACTGCTGGTATTCCAAATATCCTTACAGTTGTATTGCTTGCTGTTGGTTACCAAATCCTTAACCCAAGTGAAATCGTTTGGATGCACTAATATCCAATATAACTAAATATTAAAAAGGGTGGGTACATTCGCCCACCTTTTTTTTTAAATAACAAAATTAAAAATATAAATATAAATAAAAATGGCTTGTAATACATCCCTAATATCAATCCTTAAGAGTTGCGATAACAACATCGGTGGATTGACTAATATCTATATCGCTCCAGAAGAATTTGTAAGCGGTATTACTGTATCTCAAGGTGTTGTAACTGGTATAACTATGAGTGGTTCTGCTGTATTTGCTGAATATCAATTCAACAAAAACTCTGCAAATTACGTTGAAGAAGCTGGTATTTCTTTGGAAAACGGTTCAACATTCTATTCAGTTACTACAACTCTTATGATTCCACGTAGAGAGGTTGCTAAACGTAATGCAATTGCATTGCTTGCAGCTGGTCAACGTAACCTATACCTTATCTTAAAAGATGCCAATGGTTTATATTGGTTCCAAGGTTTCCAAAATAAAGCTAATCTTACCGCACTTGGTGAAGGTAGTGGTTCAGCTAAAGCAGATGGTTCTAAATATTCTCTAACATTTTTAAGCGAAGAACCAGAAATGATGTATGAGGTTGATGCTACGATTATCGCTGCTATAATCTAATTGTTTTTGTGTTATGCATCAACGAAAAGGCCCCTTTATTGGGGCTTTTTCATTTATGCTATTATTAATTACGACAAAATAAATATTCAATATAATTTATATCAAATGATTAATTTAGATAAAAATACCACTCAAACAATTATAGTTGATTTGCAAAGTGTTACAACATTAACACCAGTTAGTTATTTATTTGAAGTAATAAATGATATGAATCCAAATCAAATTAAATACTTTACTGGTATTGATTTATCTCCAGCAACATATCGTTATAATCGTTATAATATTACAGAGTCTGGTTCAACATTTCAAAATTTATTTGGTTCAACTGGTGCTACAGGAACCATTATTAATTTAAGAACTGGTGAATATACTTATAACATTTATCAATCAACTGGAGCAACATTAAGCGTATCAGCAACAACTGGAGAAATAATAAGTACTGGTAAACTACGTGTTAACGGAGTTGATACAGATTTACCTTCAATTTACAGATAATTATGGCAGATAATAGAAACATATTTTCACGTTTATTTTTTAGAAACGTGGCAAAACAAACAGAAGTAATTCTTCAAGAATTCAAAAAAGAAGTTACAAATGCAAATGCATTTGATATAACAACTGATTATGGTGTTCCATATAATTCAGTATTCAGAACTAGCAAAGGTTATTTATTTGGGGTTGATGGATTCTTCCCTCAACAACTTAATTTACTTTATTCAAATTCTCCTTTGCATTCAGCAATTATCAATTTTAAAAAACTATTGGCATCTGGTAATGGTTTTTCAGTTGAAGGAATTGAAGATGCTGATATGAAAACAAAAATAAATATTAATCAATTAACTCTTCAATTTGAAGAAATGTTAAGTGATATAACCCTTGATTTAATCATTCACAATACAATTGTTATTGAAATATATTGGAATCAAGATTTTACGAAGATAGTAAAACTTGAAAGAATATCTCCAGATAAAATTCGAATTGATAATGTTAATGAAAAAATGGAACCTACTTCATTTTTATACAATTGGGATTGGGTTAATTCTACAAGATATCCAACAAAAGAAATCAAAGCTTTTTCTCCTTTTAATAAAAAAGAAAAATGTCAATTGATGTATTTTCAAATCAAATCTCCAGGTATGCAACTCTATGCTGAACCTTCTTATGAATCTGCTCTACCTTGGGTTATTCTTGATGCTGAAATGGCTCAATATCATAAAGCAAATATCATCAATAGTCTTAATCCATCAATGCTTATTCAATATTTTGAAAAACCTGGTTCGGCTGAAGAAAAACAACAAGTTTTATTTGATATCAATAATTCATTTGCTGGTGCTCGTAGAACAGGTAGAGCTATGATTACATTCAGTGATGGTAAAGAATTGGCTCCTACAGTTACTCAAATGGAACCAAATAAATTGGATAAAACATTCCTTCAACTAACTGATACCATTCAAAGACAAATTTGTTATGCTCACGGAATTGACCCACAATTGTTAGGTCTTAAGACTCCAGGTTCTCTTGGTAATTCTGGTGAATTAATTTATGCATATGAAATATTCAATGCTTCCCAAATTCAACCTCTACAAAAAGAAATTGAAAAAGTATTTAATAAATTTA